AATTCATATGGATGAGTTACGCGAATACAAAGATGAAGATGCGTGGTCATCAATGCGTTATTCAATGATGAGTGCCAAGAATCCGCAAACATGGATTTATAGCAACGCTGGCGACCAACACAGCATAGTTTTGAATTCTTTGAGATCGCGTGCGCTCGCTGCTGCCGGCGGTGCAAATGATGATATTGGTTGGTTTGAATGGAGCGCAGAACCTAACGCTCCTATCACACTTCCGTCAGGTGAGCCGAACTGGGATGCGTTCGCTCAAGCCAACCCCTCACTTGGAATAACAATCCATCCTGACAATTTGCGATCCGTAATCAATGATCCACCGGACATTGTGCGAACTGAAGTTTTATGTCAATGGGTAGATACAATTAATTCAGTGGTCGATGCACAAAAATGGCAATCATGCGCTATTGAGCCAATTCCACTAGATCCAGAGAAAACAATGTGGATGGGATTAGATTTAAGCCCGGATCGTAAGTTTGGAGCATTAGTCGCTGCTCAAAGATTGCCAGGAGAGAGATTCTATGTGCAACTGCTCCATACCTGGTCAAATGACTTCTCATTAAACGATTTAGCAATTGCTAATGATGTTGCGCCTTATTATCGAAAATATCAGGTAGAAACTATTGCTTATTCCAAAAGAACAGCAGCCGCCGTTGCCAGTCGATTACAACAAGCCGGAATTCCTACGACCGATATGGATGGGGCGGTTTACAGCGAATCCTGCGACAGATGGCTTGGAGCGATCAATTCTCACAGATTACAGCATGGAAATTCAGAAGAATTGACTCAACAAGTTTTATCGGCTGCTAGATTGCCATTTGGCGATGGTGCTTGGATTATTGGTAGAAGGGCATCAAGAGTTGCAGTTTGTGCCGCAGTTGCCACTGCTTTGGTTTCATATTTTGCGACACAGGTTGAAACGGAAATTGACATACAAATCGGATAATTCGTACATAAGGTATAATATACGCCAATGGGACTATTAGATCGTTTTGTTAAAACCACTGCTCCAGCAATTACAATGGATGTTGCGGCAGCCAATACACCTTACAATTTACAGCAATCATTTGGCGGATTGTTCTTAGGTGCACAAAGTGCAAGTCGCGAACAGGCTATGAGTGTGCCCTCGTTGGCCAGGGCAAGAAACATTATCTGCTCAACAATCGGCAGCCTCCCTCTCGAAACTTACAATCACTTTACAAAAGAACATTTAGATCCAAACAGAGTTATTATGCAACCAGATCCTCGAATTGCTGGATCTGCTATTTATGCCTGGATCGCCGAAGATTTATTATTTAAAGGCGTTGCTTATGGTCAGGTTTTAGATTCTTATTCTTCTTCAGATGGTTCTCGAATTCGCGCATGGACGAGAGTTTCTCCAGATCGTGTTACATACAATACAAACGCAGCCCAAACAGAAATTACTGAATATTTAATTGATGGAATGCACATACCAGGATCAGGTATTGGTTCAATCATTGTTTTCTCAGGACTTGATGAAGGTGTACTAAATCGAGCAGGTCGCACCATCAGAGCAGCACAAGAATTAGAAAAGGCTGCTGAATTGTATGCCAAAGAGCCAGTTCCAACAATGGTGCTTAAATCAAATGGAACAAACCTTACTCCAGAGCGAATTACAAAACTTCTGGAATCTTGGAAAGTTGCTCGAAACACAAGAGCGACTGCATTCTTAAATGCTGATGTTGAATTGACTGCACTTGGCTTTGATCCGCAAAAATTACAATTAAACGAAGCACGTCAATATTTAGCAACAGAGATTGCAAGAGCAGTTGGCATTCCAGCATCTTTCGTATCTGCTGAAACTACCAGCATGACATACAGCACGACTGTTATGGAACGCAAAGCCCTTATCGATTTTAGTTTGAGAAATATCATAACTCCAATTGAGCAAAGATTATCAGCCGCTGATTTTGTGCCAAATGGCGTTGAAGTTCGTTTTGATATTGATGATTTCTTACGTGGTTCAGCATTGGAGCGCGCACAAGTTTACGAGATCCTAAACAGAATCGGTGCTATGAGCATCGAACAAATACAAGAGGAGGAGGACTTAATCCGATGAAGATTAGTTTCCCAATTACCCTGACCGCAGCCGATAGCAACAAGCGCACAATATCTGGAAAGATAGTTGCTTGGGATGAGGCCGGTAACACATCTGCTGGAAAGACAATTTTTAGCAAAGACAGCATTGATTTTTCAAAGCCAGTTAAGTTATTACTAGAGCACGATCACACACGCCCAATTGGCAAATTACAAGACATCACTGCTGACAATGAAGGCATACATGCAACTTTTAAACTTGCAAAAACTTTTGCTGCGGATGACGCATTGGAGGAGGCTGCAACTGGACTTCGTGATGGTTTCTCAGTAGGCATCTTGGTTGATGCTTGGGATAACAAAAACGGCGCGATGATTATTACAGCATCGACCCTAAAAGAAGTTTCTCTAGTTTCAGAGCCAGCAATAGATTCTGCACGTGTCACTGAAGTGGCAGCAAGCGAAGCAGAAGCAACACCAGAGAATTCCGAAGCAACCGCTACGGATGAAAAACCACAGGAGGACACAGTGTCTGAAATTACTTCAGAAGCCCCTATCGCATCCGAAGCGGTAGAAGCGGCAAAGACTGAGCCAGTGGCCGTAAGTGCAGCAACACCAGTTGCTTACACAAAGCCACGCTCACCAATCACAAGCAAAGCAACATACCTAGAGCACTCAGTTCGTGCAGCACTAGGAAACGATGACAGCAAGATGTACGTACGCGCTGCTGATGACACAACATCAAACAACGCAGGACTTGTACCAACACGTCAATTGACAGAAATCATTAACCCACTTTCAAACGCAGATCGTCCAGCAGTTCAAAGCGTTTCCCAGGGTGTGCTTCCTGACGCTGGCATGTCTTTTGAAATTCCTAAGATCACAGTTGTACCAGTGGTTCAAGAAGAAACAGAAGCAGATGCAATTATCGAAACAGGATTAACAAACTCATTCTTAACTGTAAACGTTAAGAAGTATGCTGGCGGACAAACTTTCTCAGTTGAGTTGTTAGATCGCTCATCACCAGCATTCTTTGACGAGTTAGTTCGTCAAATGGAGTTCGCTTACGCAAAGGCAACAGATGTTGCAGTTATTGCTGGCTTAGTTGCTGGCGGAACAGATGGCGGAAACCGCACATTAGATGCAGCAGGACTTCTTGATTTCGTATCAGATGGATCTGTTTCAATCTACAAGAACACACTTGGAACAGCAACAAACATCCTAGTTTCACCAGAGCAATACGGTGCAATTATGAACCTTGCTGACAATGGTCGCCCAATTTACCAAAACCTAATTGGCAACCAAAATCAAGGTGGAAATCTATCTGGTCAATCACTAGGCGGAAACTTGCTTGGATTAAACCTTCGAGTATCTCGCAACATGGCAGTTGGCGCACCAACAGCAGATGATTCATTAATCCTAATCAACCCAGATTCATACACATGGTACGAGTCAGCACGCACCCGTCTACAAACCAACGTTGCCCTAAATGGTCAAATTGAGGTTTCTTACTACGGATACGGCGCACTAGCAACAAAGGTAGGCGCAGGCGCATACCGATTCATGGTTGCATAGTCAGTAAGTAAATCAGTGCCGGGGGTTGCTCCCGATCTCCGGCATCTTTTAATGGGAGTTTAGAGAGGAAGATATGCCATCGATTATCACAGCCACCGAGTTGCGGTCAGTGCTTGGCGTATCTTCATCTCTTTATTCCGACAGTTATTTAAATGAAATAATCGATACCGCAGAAGGCGTGATCCTTCCAATGTTAGTTACATTCAAAAGCCCTATTCAAGAGGCAACATTAACTGACAATGTAGCAACTTTTACAACACTTGGAATTCATGAATTTACAACTGGACAATCAGTTGTCATCGCAGGATGTGGAACACCTTACAATGGAACACGCACAATCTTGGCAGATAATCTTGGACAATATACATTCTCATGCTCCATTACAAACGCAAATGTTGCGAGCGCAAATATCATTCCATCCGGAACTGCAACCCTTTCAGGTGCTTCAACTTATGTGGGAAACCAACCAGTCCGGTCAGCAACTTTCGCAGTATCTTTAGAAGTATTCCAATCTCGCCTTGCAGGAGGAGGTCAGATTGAAGGCGTAGATTTTACAGCGACTCCTTTTAGAATGGGTCGATCATTATTTAATCGATGCGTTGGATTACTAGGCGCATACATAGATGTTGAAAGCATGGCTCAATAATGCCATCAACAATTCTTTCATCAGTTAGACAACCTTTAGCAACAGCACTTGCCACAGTAGCAGGCAACGTTTACGCATTTGTACCAGAAAGCGTTATTCCGCCGGCAGTCGTAATTGTGCCAGATAGCCCATACCTAGAATTAGAAACAATTAGCAAATCCGCTATCCGCACAAAGATCAATATGACAATTTCAGTAGCAGTTGCTTACAACTCAAATCCAGCAAGCCTGGACAATATTGAGCAACTCATTCTAAGTGTTCTCGCAGTTATCCCAGCAGGATACATCGTGAGTTCGGTCGAAAGACCAACAGTTACACAAGTTGGAGCAAGTACTCTGCTTATTGCAGATGTTCGAGTTTCTACCTATTACACACAAACCGCATAAGGAGAAATCATGGCCACACAGGTAATAACAGGTCGCGATGTTTCGTTGTCTTTCACAGGTGGAACAGACATCGAAGCACAAGCGACAAACGCAGTTCTAACCAAAGAGTTTGATCGTCAAACCTACCAGACGCTTGATGGCGAAGCCTACAAAGTCGTAAATTCGACTGGAACATTCCAATTAGACATGCTTGCTGATTGGGGTAAGACAGGATCAGTATGTGAGGCAATTTGGACAGCATGTGATACATCACCAAACTCAGAAATTAGCATTACACTAACAGCAGCAACTGGAGCACAATTCGTGTTCCCAGTATTGCCAGTTTACCCAACCGCAGGTGGCTCAGGAGTAGATGCACAAACAGTGTCATTTACATTCCCAGTTGCACGTGGCGAAGTTACTGAAACATTTAGTTAAGAAATAAAACGGGAGCAAACAAATGAAATTACCAATCACAATTGAATACAACTCAGGAGAGCAAGCAACATTCGTAGCCCAACCTCCTGAGTGGGCAAAATGGGAAAAACAGACAGGAAACACAATTGGTCAGGCTCAAGACAAAATGGGTATCTGGGATCTTATGTTTCTTGCCTATCATGCTCATAAGCGTGAACTGGGTGGCAAACCTGTTAAACCCATTGAGGCTTGGATGGACACAGTTGCCGATGTAATAGTCGGTGATGGTGGCGACCCAAAAGTCATCCAGAAGGAAGCATAAGTCGCTTATTGATTCAGTTGGCAATTGCCACACAAATACCAATGAGTGAATGGATCGAAGCAGAAGACATAATTACAGCAATCGAGATATTGGAGCAGAGAAATGGCAACTGATGCAATTGCATATAACAAAGCCGACCTGCGCGATATTTTGAAAGCATTTAAGGCGATGGATGATACTGCAGTTGATGAGGCTAGGCGGCAATCTGCTGCGCTTGCTTATTTTGCATCTGAAGAAATTAAGGTTGCAGCATCAAATAGAACGAAATCAGGCAAAGCAGTTCAAAGAGTTGCAGAAGGCGTCTCAATTTCAAAATCCAGCAAAATTGGTGAGTTATCTTACGGCTTCGCAAGGCAGAAGTTTTCAGGTGGTGCTACAACGCAAGCCCTATGGCCAGGTCTTGAGTTTGGTTCTAATAGGCTTAAACAGTTCCCTAATTATTCAGGACG